AGCTCGGCAGCAATAACACCTAGCTCATCGTTATCGGCTGTGGGTAATACTAGCTTACTGAAAACATTGGTATTCATTTTACGAACAACTTTATTGTTAGCCATACCACGCATTTGAAAATCTAAGCTGCATTGTTCTAGGATGTGTTCAGCAATACCTGTATCTACACCACTAGAGTTTTCTAAGTCTGCAACTAAGTTTTCACCAGCCGTTAACAGCATTTGATTAACAGCTTGTAGTCTTGTAATTAAACCCATATATGCCTCCTTGTTTAAAAACCCCCAAGTTTCGTTAGAAACTTGAAGGCAGAAATAAAATGTAATAAAAATTATGAAGTTACTGCATACTGACCAGTCAAAGTTGATGCGCCGAAGAGAGTGTTAAGCTCTGATCTTTCATCAATTTCGCCGCTTGCATCTGCGGTAGCAGCACTTGTAGTGCCTACCAAGATCTGGCACAACTCAGGTCGCATAATCCCAGTACCCTTAAGCATACTGGCAACTGTAAACTGAGTATTGCGACGGACATCTTGAACAGTATCTACCTTCATACCCATTAAGGATAATCCAGCAACTGCTTCTTTTTGGAAGATGATTCCAAAAATATTAACTGTGTTGCAAGTGAGGTTATACTTGGCTTCTCCAATCGACGCGGCGGTTAAATCTGTACGTGGAATGTGATTTGATTTACAAATCTTTACACCCATGTAATCTAAATAATCCGTCATTCCATTCATTCCAACAAAACCAGCTGGACCAGCGCCACCATACGCCTGACCCGCTGTAAACAGTGGGTTCTGGGTAAATTGGTTGCTTGCTTTTGGAATACCAAGCGCACGAATAACTTGGAATACTTTTGGTGGAACCACACAATGAACATCATTGATTGGGAAGTTCTTTTCTTGCATGTGAACAAGATAGTTCTCAATGCTTTGAAGAATAGCCAATGCAACAGTTTCTGAACAACCACTTACAGCTAAACCAATAGCTGATGTAGAAGTATCCACAACAGCTGGTGCTGGATAGTCAGCTACAACGATACCTCTAGGATCAGAGGCTAGTGGGGCAGCAACACAAGCACCAATTAAGGTAGAGATAATTTGCTTATCTCTTGTGTTTGCTAGGGTTAGACCAGCTTGTCTTGCAAGCTCGCTGCGGTAGTCCCACTGAGTAACCAATAAATCTACATTATCGGTTTCAAAGTGTGCTGCCATAGGGCGCTTGTCAAGATTAATCTTGAAGGTTGTGCTGCTTGAGTCACCACCAACAAGCTCTACACCAGCATCCCAAGCGGGTTTTAAAGCAACGGTACCTGTTACTGGAAACTCATACGAAAAACCACCGCTAAGTGATTTGTTCATAATTAAGTTTTCAAACATGTTGTACTCGTCATACGCATTAATTACTTCACCAGACCACAGTGGCAACCAGAGCTTGTTTGCTCCTGCTGCACCACCTGATGGTCCATCTCCAACTGCTGTTCGCAGTACTAACTCATCTGCTCCTAAATTAGTTCCGGGCATTTTAAAATCTCCTAAAAAAAATTGTGTAACTAGAAAAGACAATAAAAGATTACACAGAATCAGTAATTCTTTTCAGAGTTGATGTCTATGCTAATTTTAATACCAAGAATAACCATTGCACCTAAGTGGGGTTTTTTGCTGGGTATAAAATTATAATAAGTTTTCTCAGTCTTGAATTGAAAACTTATGGTTGTAGTTTATTAAAGTCGGTTTGTAACATACGCCTTTCGACAGCTGCTCTAAACTTGGCATCTGTTCCAAACCTTGGATTGTTTCTTTCACTTGAAAATTCCCTCTTTGTTCTATAAGGCATATCGGGAACTTGTGTATTAGCCATAGCTGGCTTGTTTGTAGTTGGGGTTGTTGCTGGTTCTGTCTTCCGCATGTTTGGATTTTTCTTATCATACATGCTGTTTAAACCTAGTAAAGCAATTTCCCAATTAGCACTAGCTAAAGAAGCATTCATGTTATCTTGTTCTGCTTGGGATAAATTCTTACTGGCCCAAGTAAACAAAGTGTTTAGCCTATCCTTACCACCAATGATGTCGGCAGCTTTAGTATAAGCCATTTCAATTTTAGCTTTTTGACCAGTCATGTATTCATTGATAACATAATCTGGTAACTTAGTTTTTTCCCTGATTAAAGTTTGGGTTTCTTCACTAAGTGTTCCCTGAGTAGCAAACTCAACAGTCCAATTTTTCCAATCAGCCTCACTGACAACTGGCTCGCTTACTGGTTTAACTTCAGGGGGTGGTTCATTCTTTGGAATCTTAAGAACTTCGGGTAAAGGTTTTGTTGGTGTTTCTTGTATAACCTCGGGTGGTTCTTGTTCCTTGAAGTCTTTATTTACAGAACCCTTTTCTGCATACATTGTTTTTAAGGCAGCAAGTTCTTGTCTAGACTTGGTGTATTCTTTTTGGGCATTCTTTAAACTGTCAAACCAAGCGCCCGCATCTTTAAAATTTTCTGGAATTTTATCACCAGAGTTTTTAACATAAGCCTCAAACGCAAGTCTTTCTTTTGCATTCTGTACATCTTGCTCTGTAGAAACTAGGGATTGTTCCGAATTTTTAAGATCAACTTGAGCCTGAGATTCAGGTTGTTCTTCTTGATAGTCAAATTCTGGAGTCTCATTATCAGACATTCTTAACCTTTCTTTGATTTACTATTAGCCTTAGGATTGACCTTGGCTTGTGCATGTTTACCAGTCAATCTGGTTGTTGTACCACAATTACATTTAAATTTAGTTTTCATTTCCAAGATACTCTTTTAGCGGATTTCTTAGCACGAACACCTTTGGCTGTACACATTGATTTAGTTGGACGGCAAGCAGGGTAAGAACCTTTGCCAGCCTTGGAACGACCGCATGGTCCGCCTGTCTTACAGTTAATCCAACCCTTGCCGTTGTTACGAGAAAACCAACCGTGTAAACCTTTCTTTTTTTCTAAAGAAAAATCGGCTTTTTTCTTTGCCATTACTTTTTACACTTTCTATTTTTGGGGCACGAAGCTTTTGATCCACCCGACCCAGCCCATAAATTCTTGCAAGCCCAGTATCTAGCGGATAGTTTATTAGTAGCAGAACCACAGTTATGCCTGGCTTTGAAAGATTTCCTAGCACCAGCACTGTAGTTATGACCATAACCCGTAGCACCATAGTGAATAATTTTTTCTTTACCATTAGCGCAAGCTTTAACAACTCTTTTTTTATTGGGGTTGGGAGACTTACGGGGTTTGTTACAAGGCATACTGGCTTTATCTAATTTCTTTGCCATATTATTTTTTTCCTTTACCCCAGTTTTTTGCACCAACTTTACGACACTTAACTAAAGCTCCACTGGCATAAGCCGAAGGCCACTTAGTATATCTAGATTTTACTTTGTGATAACAAGCATCTTTTTTACTGGGCATGTTTTTATCCTTGGAATGCTGACATATCAACGCCAGCATTTTGTAATACATTAGCAACACCTTGACCACCCGTTTGTTCAACATCTTGAATAGCAGCAGCAGTACCAGTTTTAGCTAATACTTGCTGTACTTGTTGCTGTTGTTGCATCATTTGTTTTTGGGCTTGTTGTTGTTGCATCATTTGTTGTTGTTCTTCCTCAGAGATAACCCAGTTTCTTGAATCAAATCCTAAGGATGATATCAATGCTTTGGCATACTCAGACCACTTAAAGGAAGTAAGAGCTGACTCAGGAAGATTACGAACCATCTCTCCCATTTGCATTAGTTTCTGTAGGTCTGTATCTCTAGATAAAGCTTGCAACCCAGTAACAACTTCGATATTTAATGTACCATCCTTGTTAAAGAATTGATCATACATTCTTTTATCTAAAGAACCATCTTCAATCATTAAGAAAACAACTCTTTTAATAATGGGTTCAAGTAAATCTCTGGCTATGGCAGAGAATGCACCACCTAGAATTGTTTCTAACTCTGAACCAATCATTCTAACAGCAGTCGCGGTTACTCTATCTCCACTAGGGATAGAGCTTGCTGACATTAAGAAAGCTTGCCCAATCTCCCGACGCATAACCTCTACTGCTGTCTGGGCTGCTGAGATTTGAGTGTTCATTGTTTGACTGGGGGACAACACAAACACATCTTCTTTCCTAGCGGGAACCCAAGAGCCGTTGGATTGACTGGCTACGTCATCAATCTCGGTGATACCACTGGGGTCTAAGCACATCCAGAATGCTGTGGAAGCAGCCATACCATCAAGCATTGCTTTGGTGTATGAGTCTAATGACTGGAGATCACCAAGTGTATCCTCGCAGTGTGACCTACCATAGTTTTCACCAGCAACACCATACCATCTTAAGATAGAAACGGGGCAAATTTCATAAACACCTTCAGCTAATAAATCCCCGTCTGCGTTTTCTTTTCTATAATCCCAACCACCATCTTTGTTTAACATCAGTTGACAGAAATGTTTTTCATATCCTTGTTTTTCTACGCCAAACATTTGGTATGAAATAACATCTTCGTCTTGTAAAGCATACTCTATAAAAATAATTTCTTGAACAGAACCATCAACAGCGCGTTGAACTACATAGTGATCTAGTCTTGTTGATCTAAATTTATAATCATCTTCTATGTGTATTAGAGAATCACCAACAACAATCAAGGATTGGATAGCTTGGTATACAGTTTCTCTTAAGTTTGTAGAAGACAATCTTCTGTATACTTGAAAGCATAAAGTTTCAAGGTATGATTTTATTTCAACAGAAGGATCAACACCAGACTTAAGATTAAATTTAAAGAATGGTGTATCATTTACAGGCATCATAGCAGACAGCATTCGACTAGCTAAAGAAGTAACTCCCCTAGAACCAACCGAAGAAAAGGGTTGGGGCAACATTTGTTCTTCTGTCCACCCCTCTGGTGGTAGAAGAGATGGGATGGTTAGCGCAGCACAATACCGTGATCTAACAAGTTTAGAATTTCGGTTTGAGTGTAGTCTAGAAAATCTATCTGCTAATGAGTTGTTCATATTATGTACCTGGTGTATTTAAACCTGTATAAAGAGAGGAGAAGAAATCTAAATTAGATACATTAGAACCTGTCATTCCTTGCTGTTGACCAGCTTCTGCCTGAGCATTAGCTTCTGTTATAGCTTCTTGTTCAGCTTGTGTAGCTTTTTGGATTTCTCTTTCTTCTTCTTGTTGCATTCTAGCTCGTTCTGCTGCTTCTCTAGCTACTCGTCTAGCTTCCGCAGCTTCAGCATCAGATCTTCGTTGAGCTTCTTGCTGTGCTTGGAATTCTCTTTCTTCTTTCAACAACTGCTGTTGTTCGGAAAATGTCATACCTCCCGAAATACTAGGACTACCACCCATAAGTACCTCCAGATTCTTTTTGTTTATTACATATTGTTTTTAGTTTATTGATTAACTCTATTTGCCCAGCTCTAAAAGAACACTTGCGTGTCCATTGTTCTGATGTTAACTCAGGATCATACTCAAGTGGTGGATACATCTTTTCCAATAGGTCTACCAACTTTGGGTCTATCCTGGGATAGATTTCTTGTTTCATTTACTTGTTTGTCCATAGATGTTTTAAGGTTGTTTACAGTTTCTGTAAGTTTTTCTAGTTCTCTATAAAGTTCTTTCAGCATTAATCTAATGTCAGAAGAACTTAAGTTTGCAATGTTTGTATTTAATCTTATTTTAAAACTATCTTGATAACTCATACCATTGTCCTTTTGGGTAGTCCACCCATATAATCTTGTATGTTAAAGTTGTTTAAACTGACATCTTTAATTGTTGGAGACATATACTGGTTTCCAATAAAGGAATCTTCTGATTCTCCACCAAATGTTGTATAGGAAGATCTTATTCGTTGACCCAAAGCTTGCAGCATTTGATCTTCAGATAAAGCGGATGTTTGATATTTGCCTAGTTTGTTTTTAGATTGCAAGTAATTTGTAAACTCAGTGTTAACTTCTTTAATGATGTTATTAAAGTTAGTTTTTAAACTTGCAATCTCTGCCTCCACAGCTAAGGCGGGATTAGTTTTGAATAAAATTTTTTCATCATCCTCAACAGTAGCCGTTTCGTTAGCTAACAAACCACGCTGGTAACCACCCAAAGCATTATATTTATCTTGTATTTCTTTTGTTAAACTGGGTAGAAACCTATTAAGGTCGTATCTTTTTTTAAGTTCTTCTTCCGTAGCAGACTTAGAAAAGTTAAAAAAACTAGAGCCACCTGTTAATGCAGTTGCCTGAGCATTATTAAACAGCTGAGTAGCTGCATTAAGTTTATTTGAATAATCTCCAGGAGTAGGTTGCCATACCCGTTCTCTCATGTTGGTGCGGGGATTTCTAATAAACGCCATTGATGTAGGTTGCCATCCAGCTGGCTTTGTAATACCAGCCATAGTTAAAAACTCTTCTGGGTTACGAGCATTTAACAGAAACTCATTTGCACCACGGGTTCTTTCACTGGTTGTAAAACCAACTGTGTTAAAAAAAGAATCAAAGAGTTGTTTACCTACTTCTGTTTTAGGCATTGGCCCAGTTACAGTATTTGTTTCTTGTCTTTCAAGGTATCTGTTATATGCAGCCATCAATAAATCTAGTTGCTGTCTATTATCAGCTTCTCGCTGTGCGCGAGCAGCGGCAGCATTATCGGCTGCTGCTTCAAACATGTTTCTTGTGGTTAGCGGCATAGTAATACCTTTTAAATAATTTCACAACCCCCGGCTGTACAAGCCATAGAGTGTGACGATGTGGTTGTGTCATTTAACTCATACTCTTTTAACTTAGAAAAATCTACAAGAACTTTTGGAGACATGTTATAGGTGCGAGCATCAATAGCTTCAAAGGGAGCTTGAGCATATGTGTGATCGCACTTGGGTAAGAATGAGATACCAGATATCTTATCAAAGTTTTTCCAAACCCAGTTACCAATCTCCAAGAACTCATCGTCTGTGTACGACACGGTGATACTGGGCTTATGGTGGCAGTAGAATTGTTGATAATCTAACCAAAGCTGTAGATGTTCCATTGCTCCCAGTGTTTCACTGGTTTGTGTACCTAGCTCCGCTCTTTGGGGAAAGGTAAACACAGCTGTAGACTCGGGGTTCATCACACAATCTTCTACCATTACTCCCTGATCTCTCATCATGGCATACATTGGATCTTTCTTATCTAACCGCACACGCCTATAGTAATACTCGGAGTATCTTGGGTGTAACCCAGACGCTGAGTTTGCCAAACAAGATGTAGTACCCTCTGGCTTAATACATGTAATTGATTTACTGGGGGCAATACCCAATTTATCAGACCACACAAGATTAGTATATTCAGCAGTTTCTTTTAAAACTTCTAAAACATACTTGAGCTTTGGTCTACCTTCTTTACCAGACATCAGCTTGTTATCAAAGATACCAGTCATGCTGACACCCAACAATCTTTCTTCCTTACAATTCTTTTCCCAAGAACTTCTTAAGTAAGGGAAGTGTGTAAACATACTTTGGATTGTACCTATAACAGTAGCTTGTTCAATCTTACGGTTTAAAGTTTCTACATTATCATTAGCCCGCACAACAACTGTAGATAAATTACAGAATTGGTTGGGTCGTAGAATGATTTCTGAACAAGGATTCGTACCAAAGAAGTGTTCTTCTGTGTCCCTGTGGGATGCTTTTGCAATACTGGTCATTGCTTGTCTGTTACAAATACCACGCTCACCTGAGTGAGAGTTGTAAAGATCAGACCACTCTTCCATAAACTGACCCATAGAAGGTCTGTCTTGGTAGATGGCGGAGTTGTTTGCTAAAGATCTATGTGATGCTGTTTCCCACCAAACACCAGACTTACAGTTCGCCATCTCACGATCTGATAGATCAGACAGTGAAATCATGGCAGACCTACGGACACCGCCCACAATAACAGACTGAGCAATCTTACAACAGATGTCGTGACACTCTAGTGAACTGA